TATGCTCAACTTGATCATTATCAGTATTATCATCAGTAAATTGAATTGCATGAATGTTGCTCCATTTTGGATCTGACCAAAATGCGTCATCCTCTATTACATAATCGCCTGGTGCAGCAAATGTAAACTCTTCTGTTTTTTTAAGAATTTTTTTATCGTCAAAAATTACTGTCCAAATACCATGTTTTGTCATAAATTATCTCCTAAGTTTTTATAATATATATCACAGCCATATATGGTTGTAAAGCAGAAGTAGAATCTCCCGTAAAATTAGCTGACATATTATGAGAATGTCCTCCGCCACCTCCCGCTGATCCAGTGTTCGCGTTTGCCGTTCTTGGCGCTGATTGGTTAGGGCAATTATTTATACCAGCTCCCACATTACCAGCAGGGTGGTTGTGACTAGCTATTTCAGGTGTAGATAAAGTATGTGATGCAGTGTTTCCTCCTATATTCCCTGAAGTTTGCACTGTTGCTGCTCCTCCAGTTGAAGCTAAAGCTTTTGCGTTTGATCTACCCATAACACATTTATCTTTTAAATCTGGAACGTTAAAAGTTGTTGAACCATTTCCTGAACCATACGTGGTTCCTACGACTGCAAACAAAGCTGAGTAAGTTGATCTACTTACTGCAGAACCATTACATTCTAAAAATCCAGTAGGTAAACTAGCATCAGACCAAGGTAAAACAGTTCCTGTAGAAACAGAAGTTACTCCTGTTAAACTTTGTCCATCAAATGCGTATTTTGTTGCTTCGTAATTTGCCATAATAATCCTAAGTTTTTATAATATATAACAATGTCAAATATGGTTGTAATACTGACGTTGAGTCTCCTGTAAAAGTTGCTGACATATTGTGTGAGTGTCCTCCTCCACCGCCTGTTCCCCCTGTGTTTCCTGGTGAAAATGCTCCTGCTGCTTGCCCTGGACAAGCTACTGCCATACAACGAAAAGCAGCACTGTTTGAGTGAGAGTGACTAGGTAATTCAGGTGTTGTTACCGTGTGAGATGCTGTTGATCCTGCTACGTTACCTGTTGTTTGAACTGTGTTAGCCCCACCCGTTGATGCCAAAGCTTTTGCGTTTGATCTACCTAAACCAATATTATTTTTTAAATCAGGTAAATTAAAAGTAGATGAACCATTTCCAGATCCATAAGTAGTTCCTACGACTGCAAACAAAGCTGAGTAAGTTGTTCTTGAAACGGCTGCTCCGTTACACTCTAAATAACCTGAAGGCACAGAACTATCTGACCAAGGTATAATGGTTGCAGTTGGAACAGTAACAATTCCTGTAACACTTGCTGCGTTGTAGTTATATTTTGTTGCTTCGTAATTTGCCATATTTCTCCTAAATCTTAATTATATACATTAAAGCTATATAAGGTTGAACAACTGAAGTTGCATCACCTGAAAAGTTAGCGGACATATTATGTTGGTGTGCTCCTCCACCACCTGCGCTTCCTGTGCTCGCAGGATTTGCTAATCGAGAACCTTGATTTGGACAACATAACCATATACCACTTGCTTTTCCAGTTGAGTGCGTATGTGATGCCATCTCTGGTGTTGTTAAGGTATGATTAGCCGTAGATCCAGATATGTTTCCTGTTGAGGAAACTGTATTAGCTCCACCTGTCGATGCTAAAGCTTTTGTATTTGATTTACCAAGAGGTACATCATTTTTTAAATCAGGCACATTAAAAGTTGTAGATCCGTTACCTGATCCATAAGTTGTACCTATTATTGCAAATAACGCAGAGTAAGTTGCTCTTGAAAGAGCTGCACCATTACATTCTACAAAACCAGACGGAGCAGTAGTATCTGACCAAGGTACAATTGTGCCTGTGGAAAATCCTTGAATGCCTGTGATGGCAGCACCATCAAAATCATATCTAGTTGCTTCGTAGTTGGCCATGGATTATTTCTCCTTATATGTCCAGCCAGTCGTAGCGTCTCCTGAAAATACTAATGTGAAACCAGCGCCTTGTGTATTTACAACAAGATCAGCTGCTGCGTTTGCTATATTAGAACTATTTCTTCCTACAGTTAACGCATTTGAGTCGAAATCGTAACCCTGATCTATGAATGATACTTCATCGCCAGTGGCAGGTGACGCTGGTAACGTAATTGTTACTGCTCCACCATTTGTGTTTACTAAAAGTTGAGCACCAGCTTGAACTGTTTCACTAGCTGTAACCACTCTCCATTTTTTGTATTCATTTTGTTTTACTATGTTTGTTCCATCAGAATATAAAATATAACAGTTTCCTTCACATAAAAGAACACCTGTACCTGATGAAGTTTTAAAAGTTAGAGTAAATCCAGCATGATCAGTGCCATCAACAATAAGATAAGTTTTTTCAATTGAATCTGGAATAGTAACAGTTCTATTAGCTGCTAATGTTCCCGTTAATTTAATTACCTGATCTTTACCATCAGATACTGCACCGTTTGTAAAAGTTAAAGATCTGTTAGCATTTGTTAAGTTAAAAGTACCATAACCACCAATAGCTTGTTCTACAATTAATAAGTTTGTATTTGTAATTTGTCCCCACGTCCCTGAATTTTCACCAGTAGCTTGGACGGTTAATTTTAAACTAGCTGAGGTTGAGTTTGCCATAATTTATAAATTCCTTATTTTTTAATTTTTAATTGATTTATGCTGCGGTGTCAACCTCTCTCCACGTTACGGTTGTGCCGGTATTTACTTCATTCCAGATCAAATTATATACGTTGCCTAGACTACCTGTCAAGTCTAAACCTGTTAAAGAAACGTCAACACTAACCTTAATAGTAGGATCTCCCTCTTGCATAGTTAGGGCAAATCCACTAGGAGCGCCTATAGTATTAGCATCTAAAACAGCCGTTCCTAAAGCATTAGTTAATGCAAAACCAGTTAAAGAGACAGAAGCACTTCCTGTTAAAGACACACTTCCTAATGAAGCTGATAATTGTAATCCAGTAACTTCAGCATCAGGAGCAGCATCAGCTGTACCCTCGTTTGCTGTAAGTGCAAAACCAGTTAAAGAAACATTTGAGTCTCCTGCAAATAGTAAGGTTCCTTCATCTGCAGTCATTGCAATACCTGTTACATCGACGTTTGCAAATTGACCTTCAACACCCCAAGCGTTAACATTCCATTGTTGTCTTCCCCAACCTGTTTGATTGAAAGCTTCAACAGTTCCTAAACTTAAGGTTGCTTGATTACCTGTAAGCATAGCATCAGGACCAGCGTCAGCTGTTCCTAACGTATTAGTTAATTCAAATCCAGATAAGAATACTTCTGTTGCAGATGTTGTAGATAAAGAACCAGTAGCACCAGTAATAGATAATCCAGTTACAGGAATATCTACGTCTCCTTCAATAGATAGACTTCCAAGACTTGCAGACATTGAAAGACCAGATAGAACAACATCTCCTTGTTCACCCCAGGCGTTTTCACCCCAAGTTAGTCTTCCCCAACCAGCATTTATTTCTGATGAAATTGAAACACTTCCTATGTTCGCAGAAAGAGATATACCCGTAACTGTTAAGCTAGGGTTTGCTGTGTCATTCCATTGATTTTGGCCCCAAGTGCCAATGCCCCAAGTTCCTGATGCCATAGGAGTCTACCTCCTAATTAACCAGAGATCCTTAGAATCGCTGCTGCAGTTGTTGCCGCTGGAAATTGAATTGTAAACGTTCCTGACGTCGCTGTTTTGTCTCCGCCAAAATCTAGAACTGCCACCGCTGCATTAGTTGTAGTCGATGAAGTGTTATAGATTAAAGCACCTCTCGCAGTTAACGTCACTCCAGTGAAAGATCTGTCATTAAAGTCAACCGTTGCAACACCTTTACCCGTACCAGTTCCAATCGCTGTACCAGCGTTGACTAGTTTACCACCACCTGCTGCATACTGACCTGAGTTTGAAACTTCATTAGAAGTTGAGTAAGCAGTAGTTTGCGAGTTCATAGTTGCCGAAGAAGTAAAGAGAGCTATTTTAAAAACGTCACCACCTGATGCTTTAAAGTTTGCGTCACCTTCTAACAACAGTTTCTTAAACGAGTTTGCAATTGCTTGTGTTATAGCCATAATTTTTTATCTCCTTATCCTTGTTTTGGTAAACGAGGTGCGCTTTCAATAAACTCATCTCGTCTTCTTCTTCCCATTTGTTCTACAGTGAACCCTTCAACTGCTTGTTTATACCTTTGTTCGTATAATTGCAAGAGATCTGTTGGTCCCTTTAGAAAACTAAATGCCTCAACTAGGCAAGCATACAAAAGTCCGTTGGGAAATTGCAAACTTAAATATGTAGTAGTATTTGTAGACGATAATCCTTCAGGTTTCAAGATATAATTTAATTGAATTGAATAAGCTGCATTTGCCACTGGAGCAAAAACTAACGTGTCAGCATCCCAATATCCAAAGTATTTAGGCACTCCTTGAGCGTCCTCTGGATTAAATTCTGCCATAAAATTGGTATCTCTATATTCAATAATTCGTCTATCTGTGGTAGGAGTCGTTGATAAATCTTTATCAACTATCTGAGCAGATCTCACTACTAATAGGTCAGCAGGGGTATCTATAAATCTTTGACCTGCTACCATTGTTGCTGTTACATATCTTCTATTATTATCAGAATCCACCTCTCTTAATATTCTAAATTCAGCGTCTTCAATAAAACCGTTAATAATTGCATCAGTTAAAACTGTTGATCCAACCTCTGTGTAGTCTCTAATTTTTTGTACTAATTCTGCATATGTCATTCAGTTACTCCATTATTTATCGGTCCTGCCGATATAAAAGAACCACCACCAGTTGCCGTGCTTGTAGCTGCTGACAGAGCTGTAAACTTGTAACTATCGTTCACTGTTAACGTAGCAGGCATCCCATTAGGGTTATTTACTGTACTTGATATCATAGTTATTGAGAAAGCGCCAAGAACTTTTGCACCTAAAGAATGTGAGCTAGCTGTCGTGTTTTCAGGAGCATCACCTCTGGTTTTAGCGTTTGTTCCTCTAGTGCATCCTGTAAAAGTATTTCCAGTGTTTCCTGTGTATTGAATAACTTCATTTTCGTATAACAATGTATCACTATTTATTTTTTCTATTACAATAAATCCAGCAGCGGGAAAATCAGAAGAATCATTTACCAATATTGTATCTGTTGTATCGTTAATTGAAGCAGCTAAAGTTGTTTCAGGTTGTAAAGTAGATATGGCTACACCACCAACAGGTTCTTTGACATCATAAAATCTTACAATATCTCCTGTCTGTCTTGCACTGTTTGGTTCTGAAACAGTTATAACTGCAGATGTATTGATTGTTGAAAAAGGATTATCAGGTAAAAAATCAGTTGTAGGTAATTGTAATCTTGCAGGTCTTGCATTTGGTAAACCTTGTGGATCAGCACCATGTGGTTTTGGTTCTAATTGTGGTTGTTTAGGTTCAAACTCTGATACATGAACTCTGGAACCATTCCATTCTCTAACCATTTCTTTATATGGAAATTCCAACCCAGAACGGTCAGATATAAATTTTGCATATTTACCTTTTGAAAAATTAGACACTTGGATAATACGTTTTCGGGGTTATAAAAGAGCTTGTAGATGAACCATCTTCCTCTAAAGCTCTGCTTAACTCGTCTTCGTAGTAGAGTTTCATCTCTTGACATCTTTGTGGTTGATATTTTTGACATAAGTAAAAAGCTAAACCTGATACCATACAAGGAACAAATCTATATGGAACGTCTGTAGCGTTTGTATAAACACCAGCATCTTGTATTCTTTTTACATAATAATAATTTAAAAACTTACCAGCTTCTGAAGAACCTGGTGTTAAATATAAAGTTATAGTTACTTTATCTATAAATCTTTGCACATAGTATTGTGAAGGTGTGCCTGTTGCTGTTTTATTTGATAATCCTTGATATGTAGATCTGTTTATTTTTGTAAGTGGAGTATCAACGTTGTTATTTCTATAAACAGCTTCTAGTATGTCATCTACACCATACACTGCTGTTGCATCAGAAGTTCCATCATCTGTTGATCTAAACATTGTGTAAACAGCTTGACCATTCACTAATGTAATATTGTTATTTGCTATTTCCCAATAGTGTAATCCTCTATTAGCCCACTCTTGAAACATAATGTTTAAGGAACGTCTGGCTGTTTTTAAATGTCCACCATTTAAGGTAAACATACCTAAACGATCAAAAGACTCTTCAATTATCTCATCGATAGAAAATGTTTTGTCGAACGTTGTCGTTCCTGAAGTAGTGTTAGCCATTTAGTCTCCTTATTTATCTAATATAATTGTTGCAGTGGCATTTGAAATTGCTGATATAGTCATACCACCTTCAAACAAAATACCATCTTCTGCTAAATTATATGAAAACACATCTCCAGCTGGAACATCTACTTGAAACTGTGTAACAGAGTTACCGTCTTGTAAAGTAACTGAACCTGCTGATCCAGATGAAGCTAAAATTATTCCTCTTAATCTTGTTCTGCCTCCAAAGACACTTCCTGTTCCAGTCATTCTAACTGATTTTACATCTGATTTCATTTTATCTCCTTATTGGTCTTGGTGGGTATCAAGATCAAAAAGTCTCAAATTTTCCCACCAAGATAATTAATCTATTAAAACTGTTGTACGTTTATAATAAATCTAAAGTTACCACTAGCTGATGCATTTACTGTATTAGTAATTTGCAAGAAAACACTTCTTGCTGCACCTGAAACATTAGCTGCTGGTGATGCCGCTGGTGATGCGTCACTTCCAGTTGTGTTAATTAAAGTTAAATTATAACCAGCTCCTGCAGGAACAGTAGTTCCGCCATCAAGAATTTGATCTGTGATTGCAGCCACTAATTGTGCTCCGCCAGTTGCAGTTCCAACTTTAAAACCAATGTCACCAGCTGATGCTAGTGTAGGTGCAGAAGTACAAACGATATCAATCGAAGTAATAATGGAATTATCTGGTTGAGAAAATTCAACTTCAGTTGTTCCAGCTGTTGCTTTGACGATTACGTCTGCAGTTCCTTGACCCACAAGTTTTGTACCTGTGTAAGCACCTGTTGAACTAATTGCGAACACATTTGTGAAAGCACCAGTGCTTGTGTTTTTTGTTGCACCAATAAAACCGTTTTCCGATCGTACTGGTCCATTGAACGTAGTATTTGCCATAATTATATCCTCCTAGTTTTCCGAACATAGTCTCTAGGCCGTCGACTGTATGCGTCTATGTTCTAATTAATTATACAGTATTTATTTTATATAGCAGATTATAATGAAGTGCAAGAGATCCTGTAGTGAAGTTACGTATTTCAACGATGTAGCTTTTGTTTACGTAGCTACTGAAACGCTGGGTGCAGCATCTTCAATCTTATTAGTTAGATTAGCTAATTTAGCTTCTTCTAACTTGATTGCATTAACAACTTCTCTTATCTTGTTGTCAATCCGGACCATATCCAGAGTATA